CGGCAGGCGGTCCAGGATCGCCACCACGTCTTCGATCTTGCGATCGCCGAGCGGGAGCAGCTTGTCCTTCGCGCCCTTGTGGTCCTTGCGCTCCTTGCGCAGTGCTTCGTTCAGATTGGCGAAATCGCTGTACGACTTCACCCCGTCGATACCTTCGATCTGGACGGACAACTCGAAGCGACCGTTGCGTTCTGTGTAGAGACTGCGATACGACTCTTCGACGTCCTCCAGCTTTGCGACAAATGCCTTCAACATATCAAACTCCTAAATGCCGCACATGCGGCGCCAGTTTTGACCACAGACCATCTGCAGTCAGAAATCGCCAGGGTCAAGCCCTGCTGCTCGGAAGGCGTCTGCGTGCTTGCCCGCAAGCTGCGAGAGCGTCAGTTCGTCGCCTTGCCGATTCACAAACTTGTCAAGGGAGAGTCCGCCGTCGCGGAAGAGCTTGGCTTTCGTCTGGCCGAGCACGTCATCTTGGAACGTCTTGCTCTGGCCTTTGAGCCATTCGTTATACGTTGTCTTGGCGGGGACTGGGCCCACCAGCTCACGGATACGACCTCTCTTCCACTTATCGAAGTCACCCTTCGTGCCGTGCGGGAGGTCGTTACGGGACTTGATGTCGCCCAGTCCGTTCGCCCGGCCATACTCCTGCAAAAGCTCTTTCTCGACAAACGGCTTCGCAGGGCGGTCACCGAGCAATGTACCGTCGATCGCTGCAATACGCAAGCTCCGGCAGTTGAAATGCAGCGGTGGCACCGGGCCCTTGCCCAAGTCGAATTGCTTGCCGTCGTTTGCTCGGCAGATCGGTGTCGTGCGCGAGTCCAAGGTAGCGACGAAGCGCTCCTCCATCACGATGTCCGCATTCTCCTGGAACCATGCGCTCCGTGACGCGTTGCTCACGTGCATGACAGCGGTGCGGACGATAGCCTGCACCTGCCGGCGCGTCATCTCGGCTGTACCCTCCAGCCCGATCACACGGCGTGCAATGACGTCCATCGGTTCGCCCGCAACCATGCCGTTCTGGATCGCGGCGTGTATACGGCGCAGGTCGTCGGCTTCCATGTTGGCTGCCCATTCCCCAAGGATTGCACCGTGGAAGGGGCGCGCAGTAGCAATGGAGCGCAGCAGCCGCGCGCTCGGCATTACAGTGTCGATCTGCGTGGGCATGGTAACGGTCACGATACCGTTGACGGTGATCGCTTCGTGCTGCGCAAGGAGCACCATTTCGTTCTTCAGCTCTTCGTCGACTTGCGCCCAGGCTGGCTTGCGGATCTTTTCGATCGAATCGACCAATGCTTGCAGACGTCTGAACTCAACCGGAGTCTTGAGACCGGTGCTGCCAGCAAGGCGCGAGCGAATCTTGTCCGCGATGTCTTCTTCGGTGCGGTTGAGGATTTCCCACAACCGATTCCGCAGCGCCCCGCTATACCGCAGCAGATAGATCTGATGCCGTAGCAGGGCGTCGCGCAGCTCTTCGTTCGCGGTCTTTGCCATTACTTAGGCGCCCCGCCGGACTTCTGCTGTGACGCCTTCTGCGCTGCTGCCTTCTCCGCCAGCTTGCGGTCTGCGTCGGCGTTCTGCTGTTGCAGTTCGCGGTCGGTTTCCTGCTGCTGGAGCTGCTCGTCTGCTGTGACGGTTGCCGCACCCGCTGCGGTGCGCGGCATGTCTGCATCTTCTTCCTTGATCTGCTCCATTTCCTCTTCGAACGTCATCGTGGTCAAGCGACGGTCGACTGCCAGCTGGTGCATCGACTTCTTGCTGAGCGGGAAGCCCTTCGTGCGGGCATCCATCATCTTGTCGAGGTCGGCCACCTCAAGCTGGATCTCGCCGAATTCCAAGTTCGGCTTGACTTTCACGGTCTCGGGGTCCAACCCCATCCACACCGCGATCTTGCGCAGGATGGTCTGCAGGCCCAGTGCACCGGTTAGCGCAATCTGGTTCAGCGACGCCGTCTGCGCGGTCAACCGCGTGCTCAATGCTTCACCGCTCTCCTGCTTCGACTTGGCATTGATTAGCTGACCTGACTTGGTCTCCGCACGCTTGCGGTCGGCTTCCAGTGCTTGGCGCTGTTCCGGCAACCCTTGCGAGTTGACACCGATGTACTTCGCGTCGCCGCCTTGTTCCACGGTGATCTTGCTGCCCGCACCCACGCGGGTCGGCTTGTCCTCACCTGTCGTCGGGTCCTTGTTACCTGACTCACCGATGACCACAAGCGTATCCTGTCCGGTCAGGAACAACCCCTGACGGTAGTCCGCTTCGCCCCGGTAGATCGCCAACACCAGTCTCGCCAGTCCAGCGAGCGGAGACTCGTCCGGGGTGGAGATCAGGTCGCGCGTGTTGACAAATACGAACGGCACTTCCTTGAGCGTCTTACCGCGCAGGACAGGCGCCTTCATGAGCGCCTCGGTATAGGTAAGGTTCGCGCTGCTGTTCTTGTCGTCGAATACACCCATCTTGTATTCGCCGGTCGGCTCGTTGTTCTTGATGTCGCCCAGTTGCAGGACGCGGAAGCGCTTGAAGGTCTTCCAGGTGAAGTCGTCCTGGCGAGTGAAGCCGCTCTCGTTCAGCACCACGAGATTCAGGGAGCTGAAACCGACCGCATCGTCTGCCTCGTCCCAATTGATGACCGATTCGGCCACATAGGACGCGATGTACGGTAGCGGATTTGTCTGGTCAGGGTTCTCCGGCATGTCTGCCAGCAACCCGATACGTCCCTTCAGCACCTGTTCGGTGTTGATGCGTCGCAACAGCGCCTGAAGCGACTCATTGTGGAGGGTTGCTTTCTCGCGGAGCGGTTCCATTGCAGCAGGCAGCTCGATGGTCGCGGGTTTGTGGTGCATCATGCCCACCAGGATCTCAACCGCGTCAGCAATGTACTCAGGGAACACCGCGCGGGCCAGGTAGTTCTTATAGACCTTGTACCCGAACGACGCTTTGTTCGTCTTGCTCCCGTCCGCTGTGAGCATGCCGTCCAACAGCATGCCCGGCGTCGCGGGTAGGTATTCGGTCTCCTTGGCCTTCACGGCGCGCTCACCCCGGTATAGATCGGACATGGTTGTCCAATCGACGATGAAGACGTCGTATTGCGGGTGAGTTGCTTCGAGGCTCATAGGATGCTCCTTACAGCGTGCCCTGTACTGTACCCGACGCGGTTTGTATTCTACCAGCCGGCCAATGCCAGTCCACAAAGTAGCCAATCGCGGTCGTAATGTGTTGATACTGGTTCGTTTGGTCCTCTTGGAACGACGAACCTTCCTTCAGCTGAACTGTGCTCAAGCCCTTGTGGCACCATGGCGCCTTCGTCGGGTGCACGTACAAGCTGATCTCGTCCTTTGCGTTGCAGATCTTCGCGCGGACCGCGTTCTGACGGTCCTTGATAGCAGGGTGCGCGGGACGCACGCGCCGCTCGAACTTCCAACCGTTGAGGCGGAGCACGTCCTCGATGTCATTATAGTCTGACTTGTGGCCATGCTTCTCGCCTGCACGACCTGCGGGGTCGCCGTAGATATAGACCATCTTGTTATCGTGCTTCTTGTACTTCTCCACGAACTCGACCGCCGATTGCTTGCTGACCGCGCTCTCCAGGACGATCTCGTCCAGGAAGTACGGCACACCCTTCCTGACCACAGCGATCGCGCTGCTCAGCGGGGTGAAGTTCTGGTCATGCGTCCAATGCAGCGCCTCGTGGCTACCGATCTCTTCCTTGGTGAAGTTGCGCGCCGAGTAGTCCTCATAGATCTTGCCGCTCGCAGTCTCGAAGCTGGCGCGGTACTCCTGGTTATACTGCTTCTTCGACATGGTGCGCTTCGCCGACTCGATAACGTCAGCGGGCAGGATCTCCTCGGAGGTCCAGTGGAACAGCGCATAGTCGGGGTCACCGCTGGTGCGCGCATATTCAGCCATGTCGTAGTAGTGGTTCAAGCCGTCGGGCACGCCAATGAACCAGCACCACGCGCGATAAAACGGGCGCAGGGGGTTCACGGTGTTGAGCGCGGGCATGATGTTCGCTTGCAGCGCTTCGCCCTTCACGTCCGCAATTTCGTCGATCACCCCGCCCGTCCAGTTGATACCTTCGATGCGCTGCGGCTGGTCCAGTCCGATGATGTGAATCTCGGTACCGTTGGGCAGGAAGATCTTCAGCTCTGTCTCGCTAGGCTTTCTTGTGTGCATGACCGACAAGGTCAGCAGCTTCATATCGTCCCACCAGATCTTCTTGGCCTGGTTGTACGTGGGCGCTGCTAGGAAGTATTTCTCTTCGGCGTACCACATGGCCTGGCGCGCCACAAAGCGCTTAGCGCGCTCCGTCTTGCCGCTACGTCGCCCCGCAGGTGCGATCGGGAAGCGGATGCCGTTGTCCACCGCGTTTACGAGTGCGCGCTGGACGGGGTGTTCCTTCAACCCGTACCAGCGCTCTTTCTGGCGTTTGAGAACAAGCTCGCTCATACTGGTGCTTTTGTCGCGAACTCTTTGAACGCGTTGATCAACGCCATCTCCTTGTCGTCCGTGGTCTCCTTCTCGACCCCCATGCCTTCAAGTTTCATCAGCTGCGCCAGCGCAGCGACCCTGGCCGGTGCCGGGGTGTAGGGGTTCATCGCAATGGTGTGCATCTGCTGCTTCAGCTGCTCTTGGTAGAGCGCGGGGTCCTTGCGGATCTCAGCTTGATGCTCGCTAATCTTCTTCTGGACGTATGGACAAGCCATAAGGTCTTCTGCATACTGCGCAGCGATCGACTTTATGAAGCCACAGCGGAGGGCAGCCTGGAACGCTTGACCGTCCTTCAGGTACTCAGTAACGAAGAGATCACGTAGGGCCTTCTCCTGCGGGCTTAGCGCACCCTGCATCAACTGCGGGTCCCAGAAGTTCGGCACCGTGTCGTTAGCCATGCTGACTCCAATCGGTGTTGGCCCAGGCCATCCTGAGCTGCTTGATCGGAGTGTAACGACGTCAGAAGGTAGTCCGCAAACGATCGGGGTTCACGCACACCTGCGCAACCCATGATTGAAGGTGCGCCAGCTGTTCTGCTAGGGCGTCCGCGGTGTCGGCTTCACCGTAGAGGAAGGGTCCAATGTCTGGTCCAGCCGTTTGCGGAAGTCCTTCTTTGGCGGGACCATCAGATCCGCTGGCGGCACCAGTTCCGGAGGCTTCGGGCACACTACCGGGGGTTGAGTTGCACACCCTGACAGTGCGAGGAGCAGGGCGGTCGCGGATAGCAGTAAGCGCCCCTTGATACGAAGTGCTGAGAGCATTGTTCACCTTCTGCAGATTCTCGATCTGCCTGACGTAGTCCTGCTTCACCTTGTCGAGCTCGGTCTGGTACTGCGCGTCACGCTTCGCGAACCCCGCGTCGTACCGCTCTTGACCGTATGTGGTAATCGCTGACCACACGTACCAGACGACAGCGCCCACCGCAAGGGCGAGCGCGATCGGCTTCCAGAACTTCTTAGCCCACGGAATCAGGGTTGCTAGGAACGTCAGCATTCGGAGCTCCGTCCAATCCAAGTCGTTTGCGCATTGCCATTTCGAGCATGCGGATCGTGGCGCTGGCGCCCAGCCAACCGCTCACGCCCACAATCACCCCGGTCCACTGCGCCCCTACACCCATGGCCTCGCACATCAGCAGCACCAGCAGGCCCACAAAGCCCGCAGCGATGCTTTCCACGATGCAGCGACCCCACGAGATGCGCTCCTTCTTGTCGAGCGAGCGCATGAGGTGCCCAAGCGCTCCACCGAGCGAGGAGAACGCAGCGTAGGCGAGTGCCTTCAGCCACCATGCGATTTGATCGTCCATTTGCGTGCCCCTTGAGAAGTGTAGCCGGATGGTAACAGGGGCACGGGTAGTCCACTAGCGACTCAAGCGCAGTACCCCGGTCGATACCCTTTGACGAGCTTCTCGTACACCTTGAAGGCCGCTTCGGCCTTGGTGATCTTGCCGTCCTTGTCCCCGTCGAGGCCCGCGTTCTGGCGGTAGGTCGTGGGGCGCGTGAACTTGTCCCATAGCACGTGAGCTTCGGGCTTGCCCACCGCAGCGGGCCACAGGATCGTCATATAGACGTCACTGAGCTGGTTGAGCTTGCCCTTGAAGGGCCTGAAGTGCTTGGCAACGAACTCCAGTTGCTCGAGCGCCGACATGCACGACAGTTGCTCAACCGTGGTGCCCAAACCCTTGGCGGTGGCAGGCATGAACTGGATCAACCCTACCGCACCGCTACCGGCCGCGTTCTTGATGGAGGGGCTGAAGGTCTCCGCGCTTTCCCATGCGATGCACCCCATGAGCCAGGACGGTCCCTCTGTGGGCATAGCCAAATCAGTCGCGAGAGATCGGATACGATTGCGAAAGGGCTCGGAGACCTTCGCGCCCCAAGACAGTGCAACTTCGCTCATGACCAGAATACGTAGAGCAGGCCAGCGAAGACCAAGAAGGCAGCCGCTTCGATTGCAAGGCAGGTCAACGTCCCACGGACGCAACCCATGCCGTCGGCATCACCGTTGATGTGGCCTTCGGTTCCAAGATCTGATGCAGTTTTTGCCATGGTAGAACCTCCGCGTTTGCGGCAATGTACTGCCAGGGGAAACCGTATGCAAGATAAAGCGCCCTAGCGTCGCGGGGGCAGGTGCTCTGTGACCGTGATACCGCTCACCGTGCGCGTGCGCGGAGCTGGTTCGTCCTCGAGCGCCAGGGTGCTGCCCACGAGGCGCCGCTCGGCCTCTGCCAGCTGCTCTTCGTTGTGGACGCGGTGCTCGCGCTGAAGCGCGTACTCGTCCCGGCCGTAAGGATAGAAACCTTCCATCATCGTCTCCTAGTTACCTGTGCGCAGTATGCGACAGGCTTTGCTTCTGCTACTGTGCTCCAGTTCGCACTTTCGAACGTGACCTGACGTCGTACTGCTGCCAGGGCACCCATTTTCCATCAACGTCGTAACCCCATTGCCGGCGATCTGGGCCGGTTATAAACAGGGTCCACGCGGTATTGACCACACGCAACCGGTGCAGCGCTCCCGCCCTACGCAGCACCACGTCGCCGGCGCGCAGGTAGCGCGACTCGTACGCTTCCCCGCCCCACGGGGTGGGCGCCAGCCGGGTCTCTACCAGCAACCCTCGAAGCACGATGGAGACATTCCACCACGCGTGATCATGCAGGTCGGGCGGGTCGTCGCGGACGAACTTGTGCACGACGACCTGAAACCAGCGGCAGCGGAACAAGACCCATCGGTAGAGATGGACCTTGCCCTCGATCACGACGCGCTCTTTGATCATGGGCG